ATAATGTTTATAGATAATGATAGATACCTTATTTACATGTAGTCACTGTAAAATTTAACATCTGTGTCTGAAGTATGCTTCATATCACTAGTTCTGTTTGTGAACTTATTTATTTGGTACATCCAAGATTGTAAAGTGCTTTCATCAAACACGTTTTGATTGCCATCCAATACCAGCACAGGAATGTTTTTACCCTTCATCAAATGTATCATTTCGTCATGGTAACTATGACAACTTGTCAAATACTCTTTACTGATATTATTCTCTCCTTTTCTTGAACGTTTTTCTATTCTTTCATGACAAACAAGAGGATCTGTATTAACATAAACAATATGCGTAATTTCTGTTTCCTTGTTGAATGCATCAAACCACTTGTTGTAAATTTGATATTCAAATGTGTTCATTTTTCCATCATCGTACAGCATTTTAGCGAATACATGTTTATCGGTTGTCAAACTTCTTTCGGTAAATATTACATCTTTATCCTGCTTCATGGCATTTTTTAATTTGTTTAGTCTAGAAATATAGGCCATCATCTGAAATGGAAATGAAAATGTCTGCTGATCTGCATAGAATTTACTAAGAATATCTTCGCCATCTTCGTCCTGAATATCCATCCATTCTTTTACAGGCTCATCCAAAAATAATTTTTGGCTGTTGTGATTATGCTGTTGGAGTTTTTGAATAAGTGTGGACTTACCTGAGCCAATATTTCCTTCGATTGATACGATCGTAGACATCTCTTAATATACTAACTATAGGATTTATTATTAAAATCAATTTTCTTAATAATTATATATTCGGAAACAATAGATCATAGTGTTCTAAATTTGAATACAATAGTTGTATTTCTTCTCTAGGTTTATGGTGATCAATTGGATAATATATTTCTTTATCATTATCATTCAATATTGATGATGAAGAGGTCATCCAAGTATAAATAACTACCTTTTTTCGATAGAGTGTTGCTACAATCGTAGGTAAAAAGTCAAAAATGTCTAAATCGTATACTCCACTTTGTTTCAGTTCGTGTAGATCTTCGGCGATATGTTCCGTGCTCATTCCTCCGATTTGTTGCAAGTAATCTAATATAAGTGGAGTTTCTTCTATGTACTGGATCAACTTATGCCTAATCTTCATACCAGAAATTTGAATGTTTTTTGACAATCGCAAATATTTTGAAATCGAATTAAAGAAGCAATTACCAAAAGGTTTAGAGCGATATAATTTAAATTGTAAGTGGTCTAATGATTTTAGCAACGTTTTGTCCTGATATTGCATTAATGTATATTATGTTAGTATGATGTGTCTCGTTTATATTTATTTACATTGAAATGATGAGTTATTTTTACCACTTTGTTTTTTTAACGTTGATTCTTGGCCCTTTTTTCCTAGCTGCGTTTGGGTCATACGCATCATCTTCATCATCGTCTGAACCAATATTCTGTGATAGTTCCCAAAATTCACGTGAACCTAATCTGAAGTCATTATGAGCACTTGCTTTGTACCAGAAAATTTGATCTGTTAATTTATTTGACTTGGAATTATTGTTAATAACGAGACATTCAAAATTTTCTGTACATTGATCCATGACTTGACAAAAGGATTCAAATGTTGGAAACATACCTGCATAATTTTCATATATACGTTTTCTATTATTGATGTAGGGTTCGCGCAGTATGAAAACATAATCTATATTAGTTCTCAAATTAGGGGGAATACCCAATGGATATTGCATAGTGATTATGAGCATCACTTTCCAATGACGTCCATTCATGAATAAGAGTCTCATCATTTTATCTTTTGTCCATGATGCGTCATACAAGCAATCATCCAATATGACAAATGTTCTTGGATCAATTGTGCTTCGCTTATACGTTTCGATCTCTTTGTTTACTTGTTTTAAAACAGTACGTTGCCGTTTCATAATATTTTCTATGATTGCTGTATTGTATTCGTCATGAATAAATAATTTGGGTACATGTTTGGAATAAAATCCGTTGCCTTCCTCTGTTCCAGAAATTACGGTTCCTATAGGGATATCTTGATGATAATATAACAAATCGCGTACCAAAAAACTTTTTCCAGTATCACGACGTCCTATAAGAACTATTACTGGTCCTTTATTTTCATTTGATTTAAAGCTTATATTTTTCATGTCGAATTTTTTTAGCTGTAGCGTCATTGATGTTAAGCAATAGGAAAAAACAAAAATATTAACGCAATGAATGAGTTTAAATATTACTAAATTAATATGTATAAAACGTATTATGGATCTTCATTACAGTAAAAACAATAATTCTACTTTATTTAAGGATTTAGAGAAAATGAATTTGTTTCAAATTCATAATTATGTACCTATTTATGATTTGTTATTTAAAATGAATACAGATAATTATGATTCTGTAAATCTCGACATACCAGAAAAAATACTATCTCTTGAAAAGTGCACCACCTATAATAGTGCTGATGTATTTGTGACAACTAAAGACCATAAAAAAAAGAAGAGAAATATATTTTTCAAGTTTGCTCCCCTTATTGATCCTATTCGTTACATGGCAGGCAAGTACAAGGATGTTTATTTGTCGCTACCTACCTTTGAAAATAAATCAACTTCTGAATATAGTAGTAAAATTTGCAACCCTTATAATTGCGCATATATTGATGCGTTCTTTACCTATGTGTCTTCCCAACTTTTGAATTCTGGATTTGAAAATGCTCTTAATTTTCATGGAATGTATATTGGTTATCACAAGAATTTGAAAGTAAATATCATAGACGATTTAGAATTTTTAACTGAGTCTAGTTATTTTCATAGCAATTTGAATGTACTATTTCAGATAGAAAACGAGGACTTACTTTCGGTAGATACATCGTGTAGTGGAGAGAATAAAAAGAAAATTCACATATGTAACACTTTAAAAAATGGTACAGATTATATTTTTAATGAAGAGAGTACAGAAGATCCGATACTGAGTGCGGTAAATTTGAGTGAATTAAATACTTTACATGAAATGAATGAAATTACATATACAGATGATACTAGTGTTCATCTGGATGATATGTCTAGTACATGTTCATCAGCAAGTAGCTTAACGGATGATGAGTTTACTCCTTCCAACTCATTAGGCAATGATGGCATAGATAATGACGAACCGGAATGTGATGATAGCGACGGTAGTTACAGTGAGGAATCATCAGAGATGACCTATGTCGAAGGTATCGTGAATAATATTCCCGTGAGTATCATATCCATGGAAAAATGTACTAATACACTAGACTCCCTTATGGATGATGAATTTAGTACAGATGAATGGATTTCTTGTCTATCACAAGTGATATTTACTCTTGCTTTATATCAGAAAAAATTTAATTTTACACACAACGATTTACACACGAGTAATATTATGTATGTAGAGACGAAGAAAAAATACTTGTACTACAAATTTAACGAGGTAAATTATAAGGTTCCTACGTATGGAAAAATATATAAAATCATCGACTTTGGACGTTCAATATATACCTTTAAAAATATATTGTTCTATAGTGATGCATTTAATAAAAAGGAAGATGCCTCGACACAATACAATTTCGGTCCTTTTTTTGATGATAAAAAGCAAGAAATAACTCCCAATTTCAGTTTTGATTTATCCAGATTAGGGTGTTCGTTGTATGACTATTTCGAAGATTATCAGATAGATAACGAGAAAGATGAAGCACTGGTTAATTTAATTAAACGATGGTGTGAAGATGACAAGGGAAAAAATATATTGTACAAATCTAGCGGTGAAGAAAGATACCCAGAGTTCAAACTTTACAAAATGATTGCACGTACGGTGCATCACTGTATTCCTCATGAACAACTTGCCTCACCTATATTCAATGAACAAAGAGTGGATGATAATAAAGTGAATATAGATCATTTAATGGATATCGACAAGTTATAAGCGGTATGGGATGACTAAAATAATATTTGGACAAATTCAAATATTATTTTTCAAATTATTCTTCATGATTATTAAAATTCAGGATTTCCTGTAAAGATCTCAGTGGGTTTCACTACTGCCGTATCGATTGTTCTCGAATTGGACATTATGTAAAATCCACACAAGGAGCTAAAAAACACAATGAGTGTGTTTTTACATACAGTTTTTAAAGGTGTAGCTTCGTCGGTAATAAAACGCATCTCTAAAATATTAAATAACACATAACATACCGCAATGACTGTGGAGTATACATAAGAATTATGAGACATATCCATTTATTGTTATACTATAATAAATTCAATATAATTTAACGAATGAAGTTTAAGGCAATTCTTCGATATCTAAACTTATGTGTCCATCATCCTTGTCCAAAGATTCAATATCCAGGGACACGGCTTCGTCGGTTATATGAATAGGCGCATCGTTCAAATCGGATATTCCTAAATCGTCATCTGAAGCAATTTCATTGAATGTAATGGCTTTCTGATCATTTGATTGATCCGTAAAATCGTTTTTGATATTGTTTGAAACGATGAGAGTTTCATCCATAGGCGCTACTTCTTCTAAATTCAATTTACCTTCGTCTGATGTTGATAATAGTTCCTCTGTACTTACCGCCTTCCACGTTTCTTCGCTATCTAATTTCTTAGGTTCTTCCACTTCATACTTTTTCTCCGATATCTCCTCTTCAATATCTTCTTCGATATGCTCATCTATATATGCTTTCAAGAGCTCTTCAATAGGCATATTTTGTCGTATAGTATTGATGATAGACTCTTGAATTATGATTTCGATTTCACGATTATATTTTTGTCTTTGAAGTGGTGTCACGTTTTGCTCGTACAAATAGATATTGGTATAAATTTTTCTGGCTGAATTAATGTAGACATGGTGCAAGAAGGTGGTAAACTTGG